CCCCAGCGGTCGTGTCGATGCCGTAGATGATGCCCACGGTTCCGTCAGAACCGGAGTCGTTCATGAAGGCGGTGGTGCCCGTGGCCGAGGCGAGGTTCGCGTTTGCCCACGCTGACGGGGTGGTGCCCGTTCCGTCGCCGTGCGTGTACGCCAGGACCACCATCGCCCCATCGGTGGATGTGGTCATCCCGGTGGCGGCGGTGTGCGAGGTCGCGTTGGCGTTGGTGCCCGTCGTGGAGGCCACGTCGAACGGGGTGGTGGTGTCCACCCCACGGAACGCAAAGATTTGGGCGATGGTGTGGTTGCCCGCGTCAGGGACAACACGGCTTATCCCAGCGGAGTACCAAGCCCACGCAACGGTGCAGCGCGTCCGGTCAACCGCCCCGTCAGTGGCCGACGCGACGGAACCAAGCGGAGTCCACCCGGTAGGTACCCCGTCGTCGTTGACATCCTCACCCTCACCCTCGATGACGAGGATGAGCAGGTCATCGGTGGTCGCACCAGCAGGCATCCCAGGGGTTACACCTACGGTGTTCCCTGCGCCCGTGCCCTCCGCGACGTAAGTGATAGCCATTTATTTTCCTCCTCTCTGTGGCATAAAATAAGCCGCACCCAGGCGTTATCGCCCAGGTACGGCGGTTCATCTTTCGATGCCTACTATAACTCTAGTTGGTACTATTCTAGCACAAGTTTTATTAAAAGGAAAAGCCACCCGAAGGTGGCTAATCCATAACCTAAAAAAGATCAGGTTGCTGGTACTGTTAGCGTGATCGTCACTGTGAACTGCCACGTCTGCGTAGCACTAGGCTTCGTTCCCAAAGACTCTACCTTACGGTTAAGCATGGTGCCGCCAGCGGAAGCGTTGAATACTCCCCACTCCTGCCATGCACCTTCTGCATCTGTCGTTCCAAAGGTGGAGCGGAAGGTCAGTTCGTTAGCGTTTACGGCTGGATAACCGACATCCATCGCCTTTCTAGCGCTCGTCAGCGGTGTTACAAGAACGGACTGCGTAGCAGCAAATGCTGTCGTTCCGCTTCCAACTCCAATGTAAGCATTTGCACTAGTAAATGCTGTAACTGCGCCACCGACAATTGCTGATGTAATGTGGTCTCTTCCTGTGTTAGTAATTGACATTTAGTTTCCTCCTTCCGAGCCGATAATCATATGTTCTACCACTTCACCATTTACGATTACAACAGTCTCCGTAGGCTCACCCGCGAGTCCTGATTCAATCTCTTCGGCGGTAAAATCTCCATCATACTTGTGCAGAACTTGTCGAATTTCTTCAACCTCATCCATGTTAATTTCTCTATGGACTTCGACTTCTTCTCCAAAGTTAAACTCTTGTTCAGACATTATGAATAATACTCCTTTACCTCGTTAGGCGTGGCCAACCTGAATCCGCGCGGGTCAAAATCAAAAACCTCTTGTGCCTCGTCAGAACTCATAGCCACATAGGGGTGCTGGCTGGTAAACCTATGACCTTTAATTTCAAAGGTCGGGTTGGCCCTATTCATAAATACTAGTGTATCTGCCGGGGTCTTTGGCTTCGCCGGGGCGGGAGCGGGCATAGGATCGTCCTCTACGGCTTCAACTGTAGAAGCGTAAAAGGCATCATCAACCCCTTCCTCTGCCATTAGAGCCAGCAGTTCTTGCTTATTTTTAGCCTCGGAATGGTCTACTCCGTTAGCCTCCGCAATTTCGCGCAGTTCGGCCACTTTCATTTTACTTAACATGCAAAACCTCCTTCTTCACGTTCAAAGTATAGCATTTTACCGTTTATGTAGCAAAAACTATGGAGGGGCCAGTTTCCCGGCCCCTCCATCATGTTTAAGCGGTTAATCAGGTAGCAATTGCTACATCCTTAACAACTACCCATGCGTCAAGATTCTCGACCTGCACACCAACTCGGGTGTACATGGTGTACTCAACGGTATCCTTCTTAGGCACGAACTCAGAGAAAATCTGAATGTCACGCTTAATACCAACAATACGGTTGTTCGGGAATGTAAGTTCTACATAACCGTGGTCACCGCTTGCTGCGGAATAAGTACCTGCAAGATCCTCCTTCTGGAGTGCTACCTCAACAATCGGAATTCCGAATGCGAATGGGTAAACACCACCGCTTGATCCCTGAGGACCAGCAATGTTACCAGTAAGAATTCCTGTTGCAACCGAGTCACCTACAGCACCGTTCGCTACGGACATACTGTATAGGTAGTCCTGAATGGTGTTGCTTCCTGTGTAGAAACGCAACTGGTTACGACGCTGCTTGTACTTACGTGGAAGTGCCTTTAGAGCCTGGTTAAATGTCATGCGACTAATCGCGTGACCTGATTCACCATTCTCAACAACGTGCGCTCCCGCAAGGGCGCGTACGTGCCAACCGTCAAACGACTTGTATAGTGCGTCTCCTGTTAGAAGTACGTCACCGTTGATGCAAAGATCCTCGATGTCGTTACCAGCCTGAGTTGCCATTAGATTAGCAATGTGATCCTCAAGAGAACCACCTTCAATGTTGTCCTCTAGGGACTCTGTTGAAAGTTCCCAGTCTAGACGCAACTTCTTGGTCGTAAGCGAAATCTTTGTGAATGTTGCACCAGCGTTTACACCGTCATCTACGGCTTCTGTGGCTAGACGTACCAACTTGGTACCAACTCCAACCTTGTCAATGTCTACTGTGTCCGAACGCATACGGATTGTACGGGCAGTTTGAACCAGCGAGGTTGCATCCCACATGTAGTCGATAAAACGATTTGACTGCTCAGCATTTAGTAGACCTCCAGACCCTCCTGCGACGGTCGCGGTATCTACTACCTTTTCAAGCAATTCGTTACTCATATTTTTATTTCACCTCTCTTTCTATTTTAGTTTTCTGTTATGGTGCTTGCGCTGGCGAAGTGCCCGCCCCATGAAAATCCTTTCTTAACCGGCTCTGATGAATCATCATCACCGGACTTCTTAACTGCGGTTGCTCTCTCCAGTCCTTCGACCTTCTCAGCAACCTCTGCAACAGTCCCATTTGTCTTTTCAAAGGACTCTGCCAAATTCTTGACCGCCTCTAGGCTCTTACTAATCTCCGAAATGGCATTAGTAACAGTCTCAGCGAAGGTGGCCTGCTCAGAGGCACTCTTTTCTACAGCCTCCGAAACATAAGTCTTAAGTTCTTCCATTGCCTTAGCAAGTGCGTCCTCTTCAACGGACTCGTCAGCAGCAGCCTCATCTGCCTTTTCAACAGTCTCTTCGACTGTCTCAGCAGCCTCGTCGGCCTTCTCAACGGTCTCTTCTACGACCTCTTCTACCTCGGCAGCCTTTTCTACGGGCTCTACTACCTCTTCTACAGTTTCTACATTAGACACGTTTACACCTCCTTCACTTTTAACTGCGGTATCATCAGTATTATTGTCTCCGATTTTCTCTTCGTTTGCAAATCGGGAGTTCTGTTGAACCGACTCGGCAGTCTCTTCCTTGATCTGCTGAGCAGTAATTACCTTCTCGGTCCATTCATCGACAAACTTTTTGAGTTCCGCAGTTGCGGCAACGCTGTCTGTCACCTCTATCCATCCAATATTTTGCATATCAGCAGAACATTGCACGCATGAGGCCGAATCTTCGGCGGTGGATCTAGCGGTCTTATCAATTTCACACCAGAACACATTCTGTGTCTCGGCATCTACAACCATCCCCTTTGCGACAAGTTCTCCATCTACCTTTGAGATAGAGAGAACATTGGCAAACTGGTTGGCCGGATTATCCACGAGAGACAATTCGAACAGTGAAAGTCCTGTGATAAATCTAATCGCCTTTCCTAGTTCTGGCATATACTCAGAGTGTTGATCAAGAATATGTCCGCCGATGGAGAAACCAGTAAGGGTGCCATCCAATACCTTCTGCCAGGTATCTTCTGCACCCTTCGATACGTAAACCGTTACGTAAATTCCTTGATATGTCGCACCAGTTGCGGCATCATAGTATGGCTCTTGACTAAAGGAAAGCATCTTTCCTGCCGCAATCGGCTGGTGCATTTCACGAATATTGCCCCTAAAAGACATAAATGCCTCAGCCGAAGCCTCGGCAGTTACCACATCGTCGGTCTTGTCCACATTGTTTAATGATGCGAACCCTGAGACCGTTCTGTGCTCTACGTCAACCTTCGAGATGGGCATAACAAGGCGAACATCGTCGCCATTATTCAACCAGAAACTCTTTTGTGTGTCCATAGTAACTAAATGTTACCAATCTTTTGTTTATTACGCAAATTTATCTCGCACATAGTTCGATTTATAAAGGTATATACGCTCCAGGCGGCGAAGAAACTGTAAATTATGACTCCGGTTCCATTTGGCAAGTTCAGCCAGTATCCTACTGCCACAAAGGACCACATCATAGAAGAGAATAAATAGAGGTTTTTGATAAACCTTTTCGTATCTAAGTAAGCGAATGCAACATACAATAAGCCGACTATTACGAACAACAATCCAAACCCAGCCTCACCTATTTGATCAAAAAAGGATCCAGCAGGAGCATACACTACAGGGCCAAATGATTCCATAGGCGTAAGGACCCAAACGCCGAGTGCGACCTGGAACAGACCAATCATCATGGTTTCCAGGTCGTCCTGTGCTGTGTGTAAACTATTTAATACTATTTCTTTCAAACGATTCACATACTACGTAGTCTGTTGACCATCCTCCTAGTTATGCCTGCGCTCGCCCGTCGCCCTTAGGCTGCCGGGCCTCGCCTGACTGATCTGGTGAGTTTCCCTGACGCTGCTGATCGCGCTGCCTGTTTCCAGTGGCCTGTGCGGTCTGTTCTGCTGCCGGGGCTTTAAGGTCAACAACCTCATCCCCGCCATCAATGCTAGGCATACCCAAATCGGAGCGAACCTCGTTGGGTACAAGTACCTGCATTCTAAGTAGTCTTTCCCAAATCTTGCTTTGCGTATCGGCATCGGTTAGAGAAATCTCGTTGAATTTAATATTCATAGAGTCACTCACTTCTTTTATTATACGATTGATTTTTTTAGCAAGCAAACTCTGCATTGGCTTAACTACCTGCTCAGAGAAGGTTTTATCTGCATCGCGCGCGATTGCCAACGACACCCCTTCGGCTACGCTTACCTTGGTAATCGGTGTAGCATTAACTGCTAGCACCTCGTCACGGTTAGCCTTGCGATAGTTGTTAAACGAAGAGTCTTGAATCCCGTTCTCTACCTCATGCATCTTGAACTCAGACTTACTGTCTGCTGTATCTTCTGGAAGTGGAACGTAGATGGACCTGTGGTTCTGCCCCTTCATGCCCTCCAAGAATTCGATTAGTTTTCTTTCTGCGGCTACAGATAGGGTTCCACCTTTAATAGTAACGATATAACGTGGAACAGCCTTATTTTCGAAGTAGTCTAGGTTGTAGCGGGCTGCAAATTCTGCACCGGCCACCGCATTCTTCGCTGCCACAACGGCGGGGACACCATAAAAGGTACTCGTTGGAGAGTAATTCTTAATATGAATAAGTTCGTTAGGCTTATTGTCTCCACCTAGAGGATTTCGAGTGGTTGTATCACCAAAGTTTCTGAAAAATACTGCGTGATTGGCAACGATTTGAACGAATCCGTCTCTCTTAGCACGAATACGCACGGTTGGTGAATTTACGTGTCCAATATATCCTATTGCTCCATTAATGTCTCTTCCAACCTCGATATATCCATTTCCTGTAGACTCATAATCGATGTAAACCTTTTTTAGAACCTCGTCAAACTCATCATTTTCGCTAATCTGGTCGAACCATTCGTTCATCTTACGCTTTTCGCGCAGGAACCGCTTACGAGCCTTCTCCAATGCGCTCTTCGAATTGATATCTTCCATCTTCTCCTGTAGCATTGGGGACTCAACAAAGTCGTACCCCTGCCCAACTACCGCAATGACCTTTGCATTAATCGCAGAAAAGTTGTACGGGTTTATTTCATACAGTTTCGCCAGGTAATCCAGGTTATACGGCGGCTGCTTTACCTGAAAAGAACTATATCCGGTAATGGTCAAGTCTTCTATGGTCTTAGACTTGGCCTCCCCGCGCGAGATAGCCTTCTTAATTGTTGGACCTAAACCATCCAACTTCTTTATTACCTCACCTGGCTGGTCAAACGGGTCCACGCTGGGCTTGTCTGCAACGATACCCTTGCCAAAGTCTTTAGCGCTCTTTACTTCAATTTCCGGCATTTCGCGTCCTCATATCATCAATAAGTGATCCGACATCTTCTGTGTCAGGAACCAGACCTAGACGAGCACGTTCGCGCTGCATCTCGTACTCTTCATCAGAAATTTTGCGGTGGCCAGCATAAAATACCGGCTCGCCTTCTGTTATACCAAAGGAGCGGACGGTATCACGAAGTTGTTGAATCCTTTTGGGGTCACCGACCTCGGAGGCAATGCTCAGAAAATTGCGATTCTCGTCTGCAATGTAGGCTCCATTGGGCATTTTCCACATGTAGACGCCGAATCTGTCTGCGATTCCATCTTTTACGAATCCTCGACGGGTGGGAGTTAGTTTCATATGCCAATTGTACAACATTCGTTGTTATGACGCTAAAACTGGACATAACTTGGACAAATTGTTTAGTTAGAGGACAGAATCTTCCACGCAGAGGACGTAAAGACCGGGTTGTGGTCGAATATAACGCTTCCCTCAGTTTCAATATACCTACTTAGAACGTTAGAAGGCTCATCAACGATGTACCCGATGTCAGGAGACAGGTTTTCTCCCACCGTGGATAGAGTTATTGCATAACTTCCTGTGTACAACTGGTATGTTTTGACAATTTCCTGGGCAGATAGCGCTTCCTTGTATACGCAAACATTTTGTAGGTCAAAGACTGCTTGCTGTGATCCAGGACTTTCAACGTCGAACCCGAACCAGGAGTCATCAGTTTGAGTTCCAGGAATAATTGGTGGCGGGAAATCCTCGGTAACGATATTACGAGACTCTGTTCCAGTAATAGTCGCATAGTCAATACCGGAGATTCCAATGTTTGACCCTATAGCACCAGCATCAGTGCCAGTAATTTGTGTGGTATCGGACCCAGATACACTGTAAAGAATTTCAACAACCGATCCTTGGCAGACATAAGAATCTCCATATGTATCAACATACTCATCGAAGCATTCCGTCCCAGTAATTTCGGTGGCATCTGTGCCTGTAATTGGAATCTCTCCACCGACAACCTGCGTGCTTCCAACATCTGTGCCAGTAATTTGTGTAGAGTCGGTGCCAGCCGCTGTGATAAATCCGGACGTAGATTCGGTTACCATTATTTCTGTGGTATCGCTAGCAGTTTTGGCAAAATTTGTACCTATATCGGCACCAGTTATCAGAGTGGAGTCTGTACCGGAGATGTCAGCGGTTACAACTGGCGAACTAGACGCATCTGTTCCGGTAATTTGTGTTTCATCATCGATAAGTTCTACTACACCTGCGTTGTCCAGGAAGAAGTAGTCTCCACTAGAATATTCACTATTTCTAGCGTATAGTCCAGCAAAAACGTTAGAGGCTGTAACATTTGATGTCCAACCAATCTGGAACGGAGTCCAGGCATCCTTTACAGTAAGATCATTGGTGTTTGTCTTAAACAAAAACGCTGCCACAAGGTTCGGGCTACCAGTTGGAACATAGTAAAATCCTGTAAATCTATATTTCTTTCCAGTTGTTACACCGTTAATATTGCTAAAGGCACCGGCGTTTGTGCCCACATCCACATCTGGGAATGACACCTTCATAGAATAAATACCTGAGTAGTGGGTTCCAGAGTCTATTGAAAGTGTGGTAGTATCAAAGTTAATGGCCGTACCTTGCCATGAAGTTGTTGTGCCACCTTCAAAGTTTGTGTTAGTAAGTTTCTCTGGGGGCAAGAGAATGGTTGCCCCCGGCTCATTTATGGTTACCTGTGAGGCTCCTCCCGCCGGGCCTGGCCAGGTGCTTAGACTATAGCCTACGTCATCGAAGTAGATCGTGGTTGTACTAGTAACTCCAGTGTTAGCCTGTCCAATCGTAAAAGTGTCAAATCCAGTTGCATCACTATACGACCCGCTATCAGCAAGGTCAGGAGTCGTGCCCTCTAGGTTTGACCCATAGAATATTCTAAGATCCTGTGTATCAGTAGTACCATTAATGCCCCATTCAACACGAATCCACTGGTTCTTTAGAGAGGACAGGTCAAACCCAGAGCCGACACCAGTAGTTCCGTCCTGCATTCTTAGAAGTTCTGCACTAGTTATTACAAGTCTCGCGGACAATGTGTCATCTGCGCTCACAGCACGTGAAATAATTGCATTAGGACCAGTAAAGTCTGCGGTTGTAATGTAAAGATACATAGAGAGATATCCAAGTTGCTGGTCACTTCCAGCAATCTGAATATATCGGTCTATATCCTGACCGGACGTGGTGACTACAAGACCGGAGAGTGATCCTCTATGTGCCTGAACGTTAGAGTAAGTTATCGATCCACTTCCTGACCCTCCTGTGTCGAAGATTCCGTCTGTAGCACCAACGGTATTTCCGTGAGTTCCTGCTTCGAAGGTTTCTCGTTCGCTTGCATTGTCCCCGGCACCTTCTGATCCAATTATTTGTGTAGTGTCAGAGCCAGACCTAGGTACTGAAACTCCTACGGATCCAACATCTGTTCCAGTAATTAATGTACTGTCTGTAGCAGTTTTAGCAAAATTTGTACTAGCGTCTGTTCCAGTAATTTGTGTTGTGTCTATCGCACTCTTTGAAAAT